TGTGGCGGTGTTGTCGCGCGGCGGGTATTCTGCACAGGCATTCCCGTCGGAGGTTTGATGCCTCTTCGTCCGCCGCTGCATCGTCCCGCGCACTACGATCCGCAACAGGTACGGCGCGCACAACTGCGGACGCTCGACCGGCAGCGCGGTTCCGCCTCGGCCCGTGGCTACGACGTTGCCTGGCGGCGGCTGCGCTTGGTGGTGCTGGCCGAGACGCCGCTCTGCTGCTTCTGCCGGGAGCGTGGGCTGGCAGTGCCGGCGGCGGAGATCGATCATATCACTCCCATCGCGCTCCGCCCCAATCTACGCCTGGTGCGCACGAACCTCCGCGCGACTTGCAAGCCCTGCCACTCCGCACTGACCGCGAGCGGTATCCAGCGGCGGGGCGGATCACCATGACCCGTGGGGGCGGGTCAAAACTCGGCAGCTTGTGCCTAGGGACCGCACTCCCCGCTCATTTTTCCCGACCGCGATTTGAACTCTAGGGGGTGGTGCTTGCCGCAAACCGAATGGCCTGCCGACAAGGTTGAACGTCGCCCTGTCGCCGATCTGCTCCCCTATGCCCGCAATGCGCGCACGCACTCCGATGCGCAGGTGGCACAGATTGCCGCCTCCATTCACGAATGGGGCTGGAGGGACACCGACCTGCTCAAGGCCGAACTGTCCGATTTGAAGGAGATGGGCGCCGAGTTGTCGCTGATCGGCTTTGGCAATGACGAAGTGGCCGCCCTCCTGTCGGATCCCACTGAGGGCCTGACTGATCCCGACGACTTCCGAAGCCGCCGGTCGAGCCGGTTTCTGTGTCGGGCGACGTCTGGGTGCTGGGCCAGCACCGGATCATCTGCATGAAGCGCCCGATCGAGAACAACAGCAGCCCCGGCCAGGCGGTGTACAAGCCGTTCAGTGGTTCGGGCACCACCATCATCGCCGGCGAGATGACCGGCCGCAGCGTCTACGCCGTGGAGTTGAACCCGGCCTATGTCGATGTGGCGGTCAAGCGGTGGCAGGATTTCACCGGCCAGGCCGCAGTTTTGGAAGCCGATGGCCGCGCCTTCGCGAAGGTGGCCGCCGGTCGCCTGGGCGCAGCGGTTCAGGAAGACGATGGCACAGCGCGGACGTAAGCCTAAGCCTGTCGCGCAGAAGCGCATCGAGGGCAATCCGGGCAAGCGGCGACTGACGACGCTGGTCGCCTCGCCCAGGGCCGGCGACATGCTGTGTCCCATGTCGGTCGAGACCAACGAACGGGCACGGGCTTACTGGGGCCTGTTCCTGGACAACGCCGCTCCAGGGCATCTCCTGCCGATCGACGGGCCATTGCTGGGGCGCCTGTGCATCGCGCTGGCCTATGCCGACGAGGCGACCGACAAGATCGCGCAAACGGGGATGCTGGTGAAGGCGCCGAATACGGGGCTTCCGATCCAGAGTCCTTACATGGCGGTCCTGAACCGGCAGACCGAGATTGCGCGCAAACTGGCCGCGGAGTTGGCGCTTCCCCCGGCGCAGCGAAACCGGATCGGCGGGCACGAACCGGACGGCGGCGAGGTTTCGCCCTGGGACGCGCTCTGAGCCATGACCCGCAACGAGACGACGGCGTTCCCCGGCGTGGAAGGGGCGCGGGCTTATGCGCGCGACATCCTCTCGGGCAAGATCCCGGCCGCGAAGATTGTCAAAGCCGCCTGCGAACGGTTCGAGAGTGACCTGGCCGCGGCGGATGCGGGCGGCAGTGCTTGGGAGTTCCGGCCGGATCTGGCCGAGCGAGCGATGGTGTTCGCCAGCCTGCTGAGCAACATCAAGGGCCCGGAAGCGGGTCAACCGCTCCGCCTCATGGCCTGGCAGCGGTTCGTCTTCGCCAACATCTTCGGGTTTGTGGAGCGGGGGACAGGGGTGCGGCGCTTCCGCCAGGGCGTGGTTTACGTGCCCCGCGGCAACGGCAAGACGTCCATTGCGGCGCCTTTTGCGCTCTATCTGTCGTTCGTCGACGGCGAGGGTGGCGCCGAGGGGTACGCCGCCGCCGTGACCCGTGAGCAGGCCCGGATCCTGTTCGACACCGCGCGCGAGATGGTTCGCAGGAGCCCCGAGTTCAGGTCGAAGTTTGGCGTCGAGGCGGGGGCCAACGCGGTGTTTCAGACGCGCTCTGCCTCGAAAATGGTGCCGATTTCATCGGACGCCAAGGCGCTGGACGGGCTGAATGTTCAGGTCGCGGTGTGCGACGAGATCGCCAGTCACAAGACCAGCGAAGTTTATTCCGTTCTTCTCACCGCGATGGGCAAGCGCAAGCACCCGTTCCTTCTGAGCATTTCGACCGCGACCGGCAACAACTCCGGTATTGGGAAGCAGCTCTGGGATTATTCTGTCCGAGTTTTGGAGGGCGCCCAGGAGGACGAGCGCCTGTTCGCGCTGATTTACACCATCGATGACGGCGATGACGTGTGGGACGAGGCGGTCTGGATCAAGGCGAACCCCTCCTGGGGTCAGGCGGTTCAGCCCGACGCGATCCGCGCCATCATGCACCAGGCCCGGAACAACCCGGCGCAGGAGGCCGCGGCCAAGACCCGCCACCTCAACATCTGGGTGGGTGCCGACGAGGCCCTGTTCAGCCTTCGTGCGTGGCGCGAGTGTGCCGATGATAGCCTTAGCATGGCGGATCTGGAGGGGCGTCCCTGCCATATCGGCGTTGATCTTGCGAGCAAGACCGACTTGGCCGCTGTGTCCCTGGCCTTTCCTTCGGTCGGAGAGGACGGAAGGCCCAATTTCGCTGTTTTCTCCCGCTGCTACCTCAACGACGCGGCCGTCTTAGAGGTGCGCAACGCCTCCTATCCGGGATGGGCCGCTGACGGGCATATCGTCGTCACGCCGGGCAATGAGACCGACATGGCTGCCATCGAGGCTGACATCCGGGAGATGGCGCGGCGCTTCGACATCCGGTCTGTGGCCTTCGATCCCTGGGGTGCCACTCAGATGCGGCAATCCTTGGCCGCCGATGGACTGCCGATCATCGATTTCCATATGCGGACGTCGAATCTGAGCGAGCCGACCAAGGAATTAGAGGCGGCCATGACATCAGGGCGGCTGAGGCACGACGGAAACCCTGTCCTTGAGTGGTGCATCGGCAACGTGGTCGGACACTACGACGCCAGGGCCAATGTGTTTCCGCGCAAAAGCCGACCCGAGCAGAAGATCGATGCCGCGATGGCCCTGATCATGGCGATTGGCCGGGCGACGCAGGATGAGGGAGCAGGCGACATGTCGGGCTTCCTGAACGGATTGCTGACTCTATGAGCCGGTTCCAGGAATGTGGGATGCCTACCCTGCTCCCTGGGCCTTCCGCACCTCCTCCAGCACCGCCTCATGCGTTGCCAGGATTCGCCGCAGCGTGGGTTTCCCTTTGTCGCTCGCCTCGGCGATGCCCTCGTGCATGTCCTCGATCCCCGTCATCATCTGCTCGGCCAAGCCGGATAGCCGCTCCTGGAGCTGCTCGTTGTCGTCCTTGAGCTCGGCCCTCCAGATCGCCAGGATGCGAGAGATTTCGGTGGCCGCGCGGGCGGGCGGGACGCCCGCTTGCAGGAGCTTGATGAGGGGGGCCAGGTTGGCAGCAGGGGAGCGAGACATGCGGGGGAAAGTAGGTCGGCCGGCCGTAGGCGGCTAGACGCGGAAGGGCTCCTTGGTGTCAATAGCTGCCTTCGCTGATTGGGTTTCACCGGATGTAGTCCGCCTCCAAGAGGACGGGTTCTGCCTTGGAATCTGATGCTGGAGCGCCAGCGCGAGGGCATCGCCGCCGCGAAGGCCGAAGGAAAGTTCAAGGGCCGCACGCCGACCGCGCGGGCGAAATCGGCCGAGGTGTTGCGGCTGAAGGCCGAAGGCGTGCCGGTGGTGGAGATCGCCCGGCGGCTCAACATCGGCGTGGCGTCCGCGCACCGCATCCTGCGTGCTGAGCTCGGGACGGTCGCGGTGACGACACCATCCTGATGCGCGGCGCCTGACCAGGGCGAGAACATCAGCGGCATGGATGCGGTTCGCCGGTCGGCAGTCCCCTGGCCTGACGCCGGTCCTGGTCCCTGGGGCTGTTATGTCCTTTCCGCTGCGCTACAGAGCGCCTCCTGATCGGATCTGGAGATCTCACGGTGGCTGTGGAGATCGAGCGGAAGTTCCTGCTCGTGAGCGATGACTGGAAGGCGGGGGTGGTGCAGACCCACGTCCTGAAAGACGGCCTTCTGGCCAGGTTCGGCGAAGGCAAGGTCCGCATCCGGCAAACCCGGGATCGGGCCTGGATCACGGTCAAGGGACCCCGCACCGGCATCAGCCGCGCCGAGTTCGAGTACGAGATCCCGCTCCAGGAGGCCAAGGAGATCCTCTCGCTCTGCGAGCTGCCGCACATCGAGAAGGTGCGCCACATGGTACCCTATGGCGGGCTGATCTGGGCCGTTGACATCCACCAGGGGCCCCTGGCCGGGATCGAGTTCGCCGAGGTGGAGCTTGAGTATCCTGAACAGCCGGTTCCTCTGCCGCCCTGGGCCGGTGAGGAGGTGACGCATGATCCGCGCTACCGCAAGGCGACCCTGCTGCAGCGCGCCGCGGCTCTCCTGCGCTCAGCGTCCTAAAATGGCCCGGCAGAACGGTTCCGCCTTGATGGCTTGTCTCTCAGGCTCACGCCCTGGCCACGCCACCCAGCCCGGGCAGCGCCAGCCCTGCTTCCGCGCTGTTAAATGCGGCTGGCCAGGATCCGGCTTAAGTCGTCCTTGAGGGCACGATGGTCCACGCTTCGTGGTAGAAGATCCTCTCGGGCGATCAGCACGAGTCTGGGCGAGGAAGCAAATGTCACCGATTCGACGAGGACAGCAATACGCCGCACTGCCCCTGGCGGCGGTCGACGGTGAACTCAGGGTGCTGCTGGTCACCAGCCGGGAGACCCATCGCTGGGTGATCCCGAAGGGCTGGGCCGAGGAGGACCTCACACCGTCCAGGCTGGCCGCGAAAGAGGCCTATGAGGAGGCCGGTGTGGTCGGCGACATCACCTCTGAGCCGGTCGGATGCTACAGCTACAGCAAACGCCTCAAGGACGGCAGCAGCATGATGTGCGACGTCGAGGTCTTCCGGATGACGGTTGAGCACTTGCTCCCGGAATGGCCGGAGCACGGTCAGCGCGAGCGGCAATGGTTCACGCCGGAGCGCGCCGCCGAGCAGGTGGCCGAGGCGGAGCTGATCGCGTTGCTGCGGGCCCTCGTGTCACCGACCGCGGAGAGCTGAGCATTTCCGGCCTTTCGGTACGACGCCGGGCCTGATCGCCGGTAAGATCCAGATCATCATCGGATGGGTGGCTGCGGCTGAACACGCCCACAGGGTATGCGGGCCCTCCAGCCCTGCGGCCGCGACTGGAGAACTCGCCGCGCTTCATGCGCGTTTCAGCTGGCCATCACTGCACGCTCTGGCGGTGGCGCAGAGCTCCGGGTCTGCAGACCGTGATGCCTGGGACTTGAGCAATCCGCACGTCTCCTCACATGACTCTTGCACCCGCCGGAACCCTCGGCCGGGACACTCCCGTTCGAATACGGAGCCTGCATGCGGATCCTGGCCATCGGACCTCGCGCCTATCTCGGCGATGTCTACCTCACGCTCCGGCGGGAAGGACATGACGTGCGCGTCTTCGCCGAGGATCCGCCGGAGCTGCGGGCCTTCGGAGGCCTGATCGACTGCGTCGACGACTGGCGGGCGGAGCTGGATTGGGTCGGGCGGGAGGGCGTGGTCTTCTTCGAGCGGGTCGGGCGCGGGGCGCTGCAGGATGAGTTGCGGGCCCGGGGCTTCCGCGTCGTCGGCGGCAGCGCCTTCGGCGATCGGCTTGAGCAGGAGCGGGAGTTTGGCCAGTCTGTTCTGCGGGACGCAGGGCTCGCGATCGCCGAAAGCCGGTCCTTTGAACATCCTTCGCTGGCGCTCGAATGGCTGAACCGCAACCCCGGGCGCTACGTGCTGAAGCACGATGACACCGGACGCACCACCTTTGTCGGCGACCATCCACAGGGGGCGGACCTCGCCTTCATGCTGCGCCGCGCCGGCGAGGGCCGCGTGTTGCTGATGGAGCGCCTGGACGGGGTGGAGGTCGGCGTCGGCGCCTATTTCGACGGCACCCGCTTCCTGCGCCCGGCCTGCATCGACTTCGAGCACAAGCGGTTCTTTCCGGGTGAAACCGGTGAGATGACGGGCGAGATGGGTACCCTCGCCACCTTCGATGATTCCGAGACCCTGTTCGCCGCGACGCTGGATCGGCTTGCTTCCCGCTTCGCCGCCGCTGGCCATGTCGGGTACATCAACCTCAACATGATCGTGAACGAACAGGGCGTCTGGCCGCTGGAGTTCACCTGCCGCTTCGGCAATCCCGGCTTCGCGGTGCTGGCGGCGCTGCAGCCGGATGGCTGGGGCGACCTGATGGCGCGCATGGC